GCCCTGGCCAAACAAATAGACCGTATCAAGGACGGAGGCAATACCCTGATCCTTGTTGACCGTATTGAATCTGGCAAGATGCTACAGGTGGAACTCAGTACATTATTCAGCTTGTTAAGCGAACGACCCGATGTGGCATTTGTCAGCGGAGCAACCAAGGCAGCAGACCGCAAAGAAGAATACGATGAGTTTGCCACAGCTAACAACAAGGTCTTTATTGCCACCTATGGTGTAGCGGCTGTGGGCATTAACATACCACGCATTTTTAACCTGGTTCTACTGGAGCCTGGTAAGAGCTTTGTGCGTGTTATTCAAAGTATTGGGCGTGGAATACGTAAGGCCGAGGACAAGGACTTTGTACAGATTTGGGACGTAACCAGTACCTGTAAGTTTGCCAAGCGGCACCTTACAAGACGTAAAGCATTTTATAACGAGGCCAAGTACCCGTTCACCATACAGAAAGTAAACTGGAAATGAGAATTTTAACCTTAGACAACATAGCACATGAAATGAATGAGATTCCCGACGAAGTAGAGGACATGCGTTTCTGTGTACTAGACAACAGTAATCCCAAAGAGCCTGACTACTTTTACATTCCCTTGATCTTCTTGGAAAGCTTTAACAGTCCTGCCCTGGTTCTTAAGATTGGCGAGCATACTATCAAGATGCCCGTAGACTGGCAAATCTTAATTGGGGAAAAGGATCTCGGAGACCTAGAAGTAGTACCCTTAACATCGATCAACGACCGGGGCTTTAGTGCCTTTGCTTTTAATCCCTTGGGCAGCTTTAGGCCCGACTTCTTTCCCATCGACATTGTAGACATTTATCAAGATGTTAAATGGTACTTTCCCAAACTCAAGCCCGGACAGATGTTGGCCATTCCCCTAGAGGTCGGAGTCGAGAATAGTCTCTGTGTATTCTGCGTCAAAGAGATCAGCAGAGTCAGTGAGGTAGTGGATTTTTCAAAGGCATGGTAAAATGAATATCAAGTATACTAGTCACAACATTGGCGGCGAAATCGTCAAGGATAATGAAGTTTATTTGCTCAAAGACAACAAAACTCTTAAGAATCTTGTTCTCTCGAGCACCTGTTTGTACCGGGGGCAGAGTACCCGTGGTCACAGCCACGCAGGCCAAGAAGAAGTCTACTTCTTTGTACAGGGCACTGGCATGATGATTGTGGACGAAGAGAGGTTTAGAGTTGTCCCGGGAGATGTTATACTAATACCCGACGGAGCATTTCATCGCGTTATCAACGACGGAGAAATGAACCTAGTATTCAACTGCGTGTTTGATGGTAAAAGGAATCATTGATGAGCAAGCTAGACATCAAAAATGAAATGGCTGGATTTGATCGCAAGGATCGTGTGTACTATGACGACCTTGACGAAGATGAAAAGAAAAAGTTCAGCCCTTACATGATGTTGCGCTGGGGCTCTTGCGTAGAGGGTAGCGCAGACTTCCAAGCTTGGTATCTTCGTGCTACCAACGAACGAGTTAATCAAGGCTTCTTTGATATTAGCTCTAGCAAACATAAGAAGTTTCAATGGCTTTTGTGTACTACAGTTAGCCCAGACATGGGCACTCAAAGACACTATTGGTTGCCGGCAAAGAAATCCGATCGTGACAACAAGGCCATAAACTTTTTAACCAATCTATATCCAACTGCCAAAACCGATGAAATCGAGCTGCTCGCAGAACTTAACAGTAAACAAGATCTTAAACAGTTGGCTAGAGAACATGGATGGTCAGACAAACAAATCAAAGCCGCTCTATAAGTGTCGCTACTGCGACAAGGAGTACAGCAAGGAAAGTACCTTGGCTGCACATCTCTGCGAACAGAAACGTCGATTCCAGCAGGAAAAAGAAACTGGCGTACAACTAGGACTCAGAGCCTATCTGCGTTTTTATGAAGTAACGCAGGGTAGTGCTCGTTTAAAGTCCTACGAAGACTTTGCTGCCAGTCCTTACTATAACGCCTTTGTTAAGTATGGTAGATATCTTGTTAATATCAGGGCGGTTAATACTGTTAGTTTCACTGACTGGCTGCTGAAAAATAACAAGAAGCTGGACTATTGGTGTAAGGATACTTTCTACAATGAGTGGTTGTTGGAATACTTGAAAAAGGAAGCACCACAAGATGCTCTGGAACGTGCCCTAAAGGAAATGCAGGACTATGCAGATACACATCCCGAACTGGCCAATGGCTTCACTGACTACTTTAGGTATGGCAACGTTAACCGAATCCTGCACCATATAACCACAGGACGTATCAGTCCCTGGGTCTTGTTTAACTGTGACACTGGACGGGCATTTCTCGGCTCGCTCAGTGACGATCAAGTTGCTATAATAATAGAATACATTTACCCGGACTACTGGCAAAAGAAGTTCAAAGACTACATGGCAGACACAGAATGGACCAAATCAGTATTAGGCCAGGCCGGATTATGAAAACAGTAGTAGTTCCTTGGTACGGAAATAAATCCTATGAGGAGGCAGTAACGGCATTTGAAATGTGTCGTTGGCTCAAGGAACAGGGTCTTAAACAAAACCTAGATTTTGATTGGTACTTTGAAAGTGGATTTAAGCAAACCAAGTTTAGGTTTCATGGAGACAGTGAATATATGGCAACCATGTTTGCCTTAAGGTGGATCAAATGAAGTTTAAGAGTGACATCGACATTGACTTTGCTAACAGGGAACGTGCCCTGTCTTTGATCCGGCACCATGCGGCTGTCATTGAACGAGATGGTAAAATGGTTCGGCACAATACTGGCATCTATGTCACAGACATTCCTGCGGATCCTTTTACCAATACTGCGGGCATAGATCATCGACTAGCAGAAGATCGAGGCTACATTAAGCTAGACTTTCTTAATGTAGGGGTTTATAGTCATGTCAGGGACAACCAACACCTAGATGAACTGATGGCTAAGGAGCCAGACTGGACTAAGTTATACGATCCAGACTTTTGCAGTCAAGTAATACATGTAGGTAATCATTACGACACCCTGATCAACATGCCCGAAGCTGTGAATACTATTCCTAGAATGGCCATGTTCCTGGCTGTGATACGTCCAGGCAAGAGGCATCTAGTGGGCAAAACATGGAAAGAAGTTGGGCAGACTGTCTGGGAACGTCCCGAGGACGACAGCTATTTCTTTAAAAAGGCACACGCCCTGGCCTACGCACACCTTGTGGCGGTGCACATGAATATATTAGCTGACCTTGCGAACCAGGGTAATACTGCGGCGCTTTGAGCGTTTGGCAGCTATTTCTTTTAAGCTAACATAAGGACCAAACTTAATCTTAACGTCCTTGCTGTTCATGGTTTTAAGGCAAGCACGGAACTCGACCCAATCCTGTTTAAGGAATACGTTGATAGGTATAAGCCTGTTACTTTCCCACCACCATTGGTCTCCTAGTTCGAGATACTTGAGTTTTTGTTCCTCGGACTTTAATACACTGAAATCGTAGATAGTTGTAATGATGTCATCTACGTTTTGTATGATTCCGATATAGTCGTTCCCTCCATAGGTTAGGTAACTTATGAACGGGTACTTGGCTAGCAGTTGTTTGATGTAATCTTCTTCCACAATAGGTATTTTTAGTCCAAAGTATTTATATCCGAACAAAACTGGTATTGTTTTTCTCTCAACAAGAGCGTATAATTAATGTATGACGCCTGGCTTTTTAACACAGTTTGTATCCGGCATATTACCCGGACGACGTAAGGCATCCGCCAACGGTTGGATTAGCTTTAATGCGCCCTGTTGTATCTACAATGGGGAAAGCGCAGACACCAGGGGGCGCGGTGGCTTTATTCTAAATGCCGATGGTGGTGTTAGCTATCATTGCTTTAACTGCAACTACAAGACCAGCTATGCTCCTGGACGACCACTAAGTTATAAGTTTCGCAAGCTGTTAAGCTGGTTAGGAGCCAGCGATAATGACATACGTCAACTGGTCATTGAAGCCATACGTGTCAAAGAGTTTGTTGAAATAACCAAGCCCGAGGCAGTAAAAGAAGAAGTTGAGATTGTCTATAGGCCCAGACCTTTACCTGCAGAAGCAACATCCTTCAAGGGTTTTGTGACCTTTATGGAAATATCCGAAACAGAGAACACAGTTGCCAGTTTACCCAACGGTTTCCATAGAGCTGTGGACTACATATGGAAACGTAAAATAGACATGCAACGCTATGATTTCTATTGGACTCCAGAAGTAGAGAATAAATTAAGCTATAGAGTTATTATCCCTTTTACCTGGAAGAATGAAATCATTGGCTATAGTGCTCGCGCCTTTGAAGAAGGTATCAAGCCCAAGTATCACACACAGCATGAACCCAACTATGTGTTTAATGTGGATCAACAGAGCCGCGATGGCAAGTTTGTCGTAGTTGTTGAAGGACCCTTTGATGCCATGAGCATTGATGGTGTAGCAGTTTGTAGCAACGAATGCAATGAAATCCAAGCAGACATCATTGACAGTCTGGGCAGAGAAGTAATAGTAGTACCGGACTTTGACAGACACATAAACAAACGTGGACAGGATGTCTGGGCCGGCAGTCGTCTAGTAGATCAAGCCATTGAATATGGCTGGTCGGTGAGCTTTCCCATATGGCGAGAAACATGCAAAGACGTAAACGAAGCAGTGGTCAAGTATGGAAAGTTATTTGTATTAAAGTCAATACTTGCTGGCAAAGAGTCAAATAGACTAAAGATAGAACTAATGAAAAAGAAGGTAATGAATGGCTAAAGATTATTCCGCTGATATCCAAAAGTTGTTTTTAGAAATGATGCTACAGGACGGGCAGAACTTTACCCGTGTACTAACCATTTATAACCCTGACAACTTTACTCGCAGTCTACAAGAAACTGCCAAGTTTATCAAGGACTACAGCGACCAATATAACATGTTGCCTACCCCGGAACAGATCCGGGCCACAACCAATGTAGAACTTAACATTTCCACAGACCTAAGTCAGCATAATCAATGGTTCTTGGATGAGTTTGAAACGTTTACACGCAAGCAAGAGTTGGAACGTGCTATTCTCAAAGCCGCAGACTTGTTGGAAAAGGGCGAGTATGATCCTGTAGAAAAGCTAATCAAAGATGCAGTACAGATTAGCCTACAAAAGGACATGGGCACAAACTATTTTGAAGATCCTAAGAAACGACTAGAAGATTATTTTAACAATGGCTATAAAATTAGCACAGGCTGGCCCAATCTTGACAAGATACTCTATGGAGGATTCAGTCGCGGTGAACTGAACATCTTTGCTGGTGGGTCTGGGTCAGGTAAGTCATTGTTTATGATGAACATTGCCATTAACTGGATACAGTCGGGTATGAACGGGTTGTATCTAAGTTTAGAACTTAGTGAAAATCTAACAGGACTGCGTACTGATGCTATGATCACTGGTATGAGTACCAAGGACATTCGCAGGAACATTGAAGATGCTGTAATAAAGATTAACATGGTTAAGAAGAAATGCGGCAAGTATCAGATCAAGGCAATGCCTGCACAGAGCAACATTAATAATATACGTAGTTATATTAAAGAGTTTCAGATCCAAACTGGCACACAGGTTGACTTTGTCATGGTTGACTACTTGGACTTGCTCATGCCTGTGAGTGCCAAAGTTAGCCCCAACGACCTGTTTGTCAAAGACAAGTATGTTTCAGAAGAACTGCGTAACCTAGCCGAAGAACTGAACGTGTTGCTGATCACAGCTTCGCAGTTGAACCGCGGCGCAGTTGATGAAGTAGAGTTTGACCATAGTCATATTAGCGGTGGTATCAGTAAGATCAATACTGCTGACAACGTGTTTGGTATCTTTACCAGCAGGGCCATGAAAGAACGTGGGCGATATCAAATCCAGTGTATGAAAAACCGTTCTGGATCTGGTGTGGGACAGAAGGTTGACCTGGAATATAACATGGAAACCATGCGTATCACAGACCCCGGCTTGGACGCAGATGATGGGCAAGGACCCCCCAAGGTTGCCAGCATCATGGACCAGATCAAGGCCAAATCCAATGTTGCACCCTGGGAAGATGGGGACGAAAAAGCACCAGCAGCCATGGAAAGACCCCGAGCTAAAGAAGGTGTAGACCCCTTTGCACCCAAGCCTAAGATTACTGCCGCAACTGAATCTACCAAGCTAAAACAGATGCTAGCTGGCCTAAAAACTGGCAAAGACCTTTGACCTCGGCTTTTGTTTAGTATTATAAATACTAACAATTGGAGTAAATCTTGCAGAAACGCACCCGCAGTATTCTTGACGAATTAGATAATATGCTGGCCTACAAAGACAAGGATAACCTTGTCGAAAGTCGTGCTAGTCATGTCATACAGGGTGCGATAAATCTTATTAACTATATCAAAGAAAACTACGACGCCGAAACTGCCCTGGAACTAGAGCGTAGATTACTTAATAGTATTAGAAGCCAGGATGCTACCAAATTCACTAGGGGCATCAGGAAAATAAAATGAAAAGTAACGAAATTGTACAGGAAGGTCCTTGGGATTTTGCTAAAAAAGTTGCGGCAGGTGTAGGCGGAGCAGTAACTGCTGGTCAAAGCTTTAAGGGTGGATATAATAGAGAAGCCGGACAACAAGAAATTAATCGTGTAGCTGGCATGGCTGCACCTCAGTGGTTCAAGGCCCAACAAGGTTACACTGCACAAAATATACAACCAAATCAAATGGTTCCTTACATTGAGGCTTGGGCCCGCGATTGGTTTGATACTCCAAATCTTCCCGGTTACAAACAAGTTACCAAAGAGCCGCAAGTTTCTGATCAAGGTGCAAAAAAGTACTTGCAGTATGCCGCCGCTATGCAACTAAATCCTGTCGCACCACAACCAGGACAACAACAGCAACAGCAGCAACAGTCACAGCAAGCTCAGCAACCACAACAGGCAGCTCAGCAACCACAGCAAGCTCAACAAGCAGCTCAACCTACCCAACAGTCTGCACCTGCACAACAGCAGCCGCAGGCTAATCCTGCTCACGCAATATTCCAAGACCCTGCTAAGTTTACAGCAGAGTTTAACAAGTACATACAAAGCACCGGCCTAAACCAGCTGGTCAACTTTAAACTAAAAGATGTACTAAAAGACATGTGGATGCGTTCCGGTGGAACACGAGTCGAATCTAAGAACAATAAAGGAAAACGTGTATGAAGGCTTCTAGCTTTATAACCAACGAAACTGCATTGCTAGAAAGCATGATGGCCGGCACCGATGCCGACACACGTCGCTATCTAAAGAACATGCACGAAAGTTTTGTTGTGCCCTACGGTGCATACCTAACAAAACTATCTCGTCGCATTGACGAAGCACAACTAACAGCAGATCAGATTACCAAACTGTTTGGCTCTATTGCTGGTGGGCCCGGACAGGCCGGCGGCACAGTATTACCTGATGCAGTTAAACAAAAGTTTGATGCCGCACTACCTGACCCAGATGCAGGTCCAGTACAGGGCTTTGAACAAAAGGCCGCACAGGCCGCCGCACAAGTTCAAGACCCTGCTACCAAGCAAGGTATCATGGACCTTATCAAGCAAGGTGTACAAAGTCCTGTAACACAAAAGCTAATCCTAACAGGTATTAGTGGACTTGCTGGTGTAGCCGCTAGCGCACTAACTGGAGGCCTAGGTGGTGCTCTTGGTGCCGGTGCCGCTGGTGCTATCACCGGAGGCCTAATGGGAGTCATTGGAGCCAAGCTACAAGGAGCCGATTGGAAGTCTGCTGGTATGGCCGGTCTAAAGGGCGCCGCGATGGGTGGTGCCGCTGGAGCCGTAGGCGGACTGGCAGGAAGCCTGGGACAACAAGCTATTAGCGCACTCGGAGGTGGCGGCAATGCACCCGCTGGTGGCTCTGACCAACAAACAAGTTTGACACCTGATCAAATTAAGAAGGCTGCTGACAGCGTCGCACCAGTTGCAGGCGGGGATGCAGATCCAAACAAATATTACAATTCATTAAGTCCAGATCAACAACGTGCAACCGACGACGCCATTGTTGCTCAAGCTCAGGCTGCTGGTAATACTGGCGGCACAGAACCGACTATTTCAAAACAACAATTTTCAGGTCCAGACGCTAAAGATCAAGCCTTCCAGGCAGCGAATCTTACTAAAGATTTTGATCCAAGTAAGATACCCGATGGTTGGACTATGAAGCAAGGTGCAACACCTGTTGCTGCACCTACCGATCAAGATGTTGACCTGGGTACTCCCACCGATTACACAGACACAGACGCCGCCCCAACTACAAGAAGAATTGTTCCAGGACAAGAGCCTGCTCCGGGCACCAACCGATTAACTGGTAAACCAAATTCTTCTGGGCCGACATGGGATGAAATGACTCCTGACCAGCAGGCAGCTACTACTGCAAAACAACAACAGCAGAGACAAGATGCTGAACAAGGTACAAAGAATGCTCAAGACTATTGGAAGAACAAGCCTTCCTATACTCGTGGACTAAAGGCCAGCAAAGAACCAACACGACCAATGTTAGAGAACGTTGACCGCGATCTAACCATTCGTATGTGGGCACTAAATGAAACGCTAGGTAAGTCTCGTGGCGGTGTTTATATCACAGAAGCTGGAATTGGTGACCTAATCAGCAAGATTGGTAACTTCTTCAAAGGCGGCGGTGCTTCTAAGGGCAAGACCGCAGAGCAACTACAAGCAGCCTGGGAACAAGCCGGCAGCCCAATGGACAGCGAACAAGTTGCTGCCTTCCTAAAGAAACAAGGTATCGCTGACGATATTATTGCCAATGCCTACAAGCAAGCAGGCATACCAGCACCAGGTGAAAAGATTGAGCCCTCAATGGGCGTAGAACCTGGTACCCCAGCCGAGCCAGCACCCGCAGCTCAACCTGAACAACCTGCCGCGGCAGAGCCAGCGGCCGAACCAGCTCCGCAAGCAGCCGCAGGTGGAGACCAAGCACAGGCTGCACAGGCAGCTCAGCAACCTACATCTACTGGTACTGTATTTGATAATCCTGAGCAACTGGCCAAGGACTTTGAAGAATACATGTCAGCAGGTGGCAAGATCACTCCCCAGTTCCGTGGTGCTATTAAGGCTGCACTACAAACTGGATTTAAGGTTGTAGAATCCAAGCAACGTAAGTTGTTAAAAGTTCTCAAAGAAGCACGCCGCATTGACCAAGAAATAAAGAAACTTAAGAAACAACAACCATGAAACTATTTGAGGTACGAAACAAACCTGCCCCTTGGTTACTCTGCGAAGCCGCCGAGGGCAAGAATACGCACCTGGAGCACTTAGAGGACCTGATACTTAATCTAGGATACCAAGGCGCCCAGAGTGCCTTTGCCTACCTGGAAAGTCTCAGAGCCATGCTGGCCGAAGGAACAGGTAATCCGGGCAAGGTCACAGTCAAATGGGACGGTGCTCCTGCTATTATCTGTGGTATCGACCCTGCCGATGGTAAGTTCTTTCTTGGAACTAAGAGCGTATTTGCTCAAGATGCCAAGCTGGTTAAGAGCACACGAGACATCAAAGAATGGTACAGCGACAAACCGGGCCTAGCTGAAAAGTTAACCTACGCACTAAAGTATCTGCCCAAGCTTGGTATCGGCAATGTCCTACAAGGAGACTTGATGTTCACCGACAAGGATCTAGGTACTGCTGAGATCGGCGGAGAACAATGCTATGTGTTTACTCCTAACACAATCAGCTATGCGGTTCCAGTTAACAGTCCACTAGGTCAACGTATTGGCCGTGCCAAACTTGGTATAGTATTCCACACAGCCTACGAAGGATCAAGTTTGCCAGAAATGACTGCCAGCTTTGGTGCCAGTGTAGCAGGCTTAAACAAGACAGCAGACGTTTGGGTTGATGATGCTAACTATAAAGATTACACAGGTCGTGCCAGCCTAACACCAGAAGAAAACCGTGTTATCTCACAGGCCATTGCAGGCGGACAAAAAACATTATCCAAGACCAATGCCAAAAAGTTTGACGTTATCTTGGGCAACGCAGAGTTCGCCAAATACATCAAGCCTTTTATTAACAATCGTATTCGTGGCGGCGAGCAGGTTGGAGAACCTATTACATTCCTTAAAGAGTTCATTGCCTTTTATACTGGTAAGATGGAAGCTGAAATAGCCAAGCTCAAGGGCGGACCAGAGAGCAAGGCAGCACAGGAACGTATCGCTAAGATCCGGGCACAGGAGCAGTTTATAGCAGACAACAGCAATACACTATTGGCCATCATGGCCATCTACAAACGTGTTATAGAACTCAAGCTGGCCATAGTACGAAAGCTACAGCAAGTTGAAAGCATCGTGGGCACATTTATTAAAAGCGAAACAGGCTATCAAGTAATGAATCCTGAGGGATTTGTTGCCATTGGTCACGACGGCGGCGCAGTTAAGCTGGTTGATAGACTAGAGTTTAGTCGACAGAACTTTGCAGGAATGCAGGACTGGAAACGTCAGTGAGAGATAAATATTTACATGAGGCTACGGCCCATATAATTTAGGAGAAATCAAAATGGCAATTTTTACAAGAGTTAATGGCGACGCAAATGGCGTAGTTCACGTTGACACAGCAGAAAATGGTGGTGGTATTGGTGGTATTGTTTCTACAGGTATCGGTAAGCACCCAAGTATGTACAAGGTAGCAACCGATGGTGTTAGCCTACAAAACCAAACTGGTGTTGGTGGTGCAGTTGAGGCAGTTCTACGTCTTATTGCTACACAAGCTACAGTTATTGCTTACCAAGTCGAAGACGATAGCAGCGGCGAAATGCGTGTTCTAGTAGAAGCAACTGGGTGGGACGTTAGCGACCTACAAAACGCAGTTCAGAACCTAGGCACCGTTAATGGCGCTAACTTCAATGGCGCCGGCGTTTACAACGTTGGTTTCAAGTCTTAATTTGTTAAGTACTTAAAAACAAAAAGGCAGTTTCATACTGCCTTTTTTCTTGGCCACTAAATATTGCTATGATATTTCAACTTCTTACTCTAGTGGATATTACCGCAACCGGCGTAACAAGAGCAGCCGAAGGTAAGGAGCTTGAGCGCAACCAACAACGGAACTTTGAGACTGTATTACAGGTCCTGGGATTAAGGACGCAACCACAGATCAGACATTGGCCCACGGTCCTTGATTTCACAGAAGAAGATGTTAGATTCTTCTTCGGGGAAATGTACACGGGACCTCAACGTGTTTGGAAAATGGACTTTAGTGCCGATCATCCTGGTGCCTATGCACTAGGCGACGAGCCTTTAGCAAATCTGGAAAAAGACTTTGAGCAGGTTCCTGTAATAACCGGTCTTAGAGAAACAGCTAGATTTATACTGCCTATCTTTCATCCTGGAGGCGCAATTAAAAACATACATTTAATCTACTATCCAAATATTGGTAAATAATCCATATACGGAAGTATAAGATGCTAAACTCATCACCCATTATGGCACAACACACAGCTACCTTTAGGCTCACTCAGACACAGCATCGTTTAACTGATTTAAACGAGGACGTCAATGTCATCAACAGAAATAGAAAAGAAAAGTTTAGAGGCTCATGTGGAACTTTGTGCAGAAAGATACGCGGCCTTGGACAAAAATTACAAAGTACTCGACACTAAGTTAGAGACATTAAACTCCAAAGTCGAAACAATGGGCGCGAATATTACCGCTATTCGCGAAACTCTCGCCGGCAGTGGTGATAAGCAGAGTAAACAACTAATAGCAATCGGAACAGCTATTATTAGTGTATTGATTACAGGGATAATTACTTTAACAATACACTTTATTAATAAATGAAAATAATCGAACTACTCAACAACGTTAGTTTACCGATCACTAACGAAGAAGCGGACCTCCTGGAACACTTTGACGATTCCGCAATTATCCCCAGGCAAAAATTCAATGAAAGACAGATACTGGTTGCCAATCAACTAGTAAATAAAGATGTCTTATTAAGACGTATTCAAGATGGCCAAGTCACCTACCAGAAAAAAGCAAAAAGCTAAGTTAGACAGCAAAACTGCTGTGCAACTCGACCAAGCAATAAATCAAGCGGTTGAGTATGTCAACTCTTGGAAAAGAAAAGAGTTGATTAATATTGTTACCGGCCCCACTCCGAGGGACTCTATCCCGGTATGTGTCCCAGTTAAAAAGGACACCTACATCATTGGGAATCATGGGCTAACTAAAACTGCCGGTGAATGGCGTCTAACAGAAGCAAACTCAGCAAAAACCTATTCTTTTGTATATAGATCTAGCGCAGTGGTCTACTCTATATGCAGCCAGATAGGCAAGCCACAGTTGGCACAGGATATACTAGAGCGTAACCAAGATATTATAAGATTACAAAATAGACTAGAAGAATTTAGATACCTACAGGATAAGGCAAAACGCAAAAAGGACAAGGACTATTGGCGCTTAGATTATTATAATATCATGTCCGAAAGCGCAGAGTTTGCCATTGTTGACGCCAAGAATCAATTGGAAAAAAGTCTTAACTTGGCTAAATACTTTAGAATTTGGGAATAATGGACCATGAACCTAAAAGATATCAGCCCTAGAGCTACCGCTAAGAAAATGAATCGTATTATGGAAAGCCGCTTTGGTTTTGCCATTGATTACAGCACATTAACACTAGAAAAAGCAACTCGTCTTAGTGCTAGCCTAAGTGAAAACATTAACCGTATCCGTAAAAGCTACGGTGTACACACAGCAGAAAACAATCCAAAGTATATGGAACTGCTAATGGTGCGTGAAGCACTTGGCAAGTGGATTGGTGAGCACCGTCAACTTAACGAAAGCGAGATGGGCAAGAGCGAAGCCATCCTAGCCGCTAAGGACATGGTTGACAGTATCCAAGACATGCTGGAAAAAGTCAGTAAGATGCAGGTTGAGCAAATGCCTGCTCTAATCGACACTATCCGTGATCAAATTGGCAACGAGCAAGCTGACCAGTTTAAGAACAGCGTGGGCCAGTTATTGGTCAGCATGGTTGACCAACTATCTCAAGCACGTGAGCAGGCCGATGGTGCAGCACGTAGTCTAGCCGGGGAAGGCCCAGCTGGAATGTCAATGCCTGGATCCGGCGGCATGGGTGGTGGTGCTCCAATGCCAGCGGCCCCAATGGGTGGTCCAGAGTCCGACCTAGACTTGGGAGTAGATGAGTTTGGAGCAGCCGATGCCGCAGCAGGTGGGCCAGAAGAACTGGGCAGAGAGAAGCGTTAATGAGAGCACACGAGTTTATCGTCGAAGGCGACATTGATGGCATCATTGAAGATGAAGCCGATCAGCGCGGCGATGAAAATCTGGCTAATGCGCTAGAAACCCTACGTAACCAGGCACACGACACACACGATGTGCCCATGGTGCGTGTTGACAGCCTGATCAACATTGTACGTAAGATGCCTGGTACTGAGATGTTTTCTGTAGAAAACTTAATGGACGCTTATAAGACTAACGAAACCATTAAGAATCTAATCAAAGATGTCAAGGATAACAAAGACGGTATCAAGTATGTTTACTTGACCACTTTTGCCGACGATCCTGATACCGGGGATGACCTACTAGGACAAGTCGCCGGCGGAGTAACAGATCCTGAAAAAACTATTGGCTCAATGGCCAAGAGAGCACTAAGCAAACGTAGCTAAGGAGTTCCTCATGGAGGAATACATGAAAGACGATTTCGAGTCGTATAAACGTTTTACCTCTTCACGGTGCCCCTGTAGTTGCCCTGCACATTGCGGGCACAGTTGTATTAACTGCGATAACTGTTCTGACTGCGAATGTCAAGACTGCATCAAAGGACAAGGTAACAACTAATGGCCTACAGCGATAAAGTAATCGATCACTACGAAAATCCTCGTAATGTGGGCAGCTTTGCCAAAGACGAGGATGGTGTTGGCACTGGTATGGTTGGCGCACCTGCCTGCGGTGATGTAATGAAACTTCAAATAAAGGTCAACAATGATACAGGTATTATTACAGATGCGAAATTTAAAACGTATGGCTGCGGAAGTGCGATTGCGTCCAGTAGCCTCGTTACTGAGTGGGTCAAGGGAAAGACTCTTGAACAAGCTAGCTCGATCAAAAACACCGAAATCGCACAAGAGTTAGCATTACCTCCAGTAAAAATACACTGTTCGATACTTGCCGAAGATGCGATTAAGGCGGCCGTAGAGGACTATCGTCGCCAACGCCAATGAATAGATTCCCTGCCAATCAAGCAGGGATTTTTATCAGTGGCGGCCTGGACAGTGCATTACTTTATTATTTGCTAGCTAAGGAAAATAAAAACATTGTTCCTTTGTTACTTGTTAAAAATCCAGAGCAACAAAAATACGCAAACATAGTTATTTCACATATACAAGCACTGTATCAAATTAATGTAGAGCCCGTTGAAATGCGTAGCACTGACATTAAGGCGGCTATAAAAGAAGCAGTATTCCTAGGATTTCATCCAGTATATCTCGGCGTTACCAAAGAGCTAGATGAGTTCTTGGTAGGCTGGGAACCAAACAACTTTGTAGACACCAAATGGGTCCTTGGCCCATTTAAAGACTTAGACAAAAGTCAGGTTGTTAGTCTAGCAGTGCAAAACAACGCCGAACATTTATTTTTAATCACACACAGTTGCGCCAGCCAAAGTCAAGGAAGATGCACAATTTGCAATCGTTGTAGAGAACGGGCTTGGGCATTTAGCCAGCTGGGATTGACAGACCCTGGGCAACTATAGTATCATGCTACTATGATTGTTCCACATTATAACTACACCGCCATTGATCGAACTACAGTAGATGGCAAGAGACATTATTGTCTCCCAGACGGCAGCAAGGTTCCTAGCGTTACCACTATCTTAGATAAAACCAAAAGCGAAGAAAGTAAACAGGCTTTACAAAGATGGAAACGAACAGTTGGTGAAAAGAAAGCACAGGAGATCAGCACAGAAGCTGCCAGCCGCGGCACACGTATGCACAAATGGTTGGAGAACTATGTCAAAGATGGCCAAATAGGCCTACCTGGCACCAATCCCTACAGCGCACAAAGCCACAGTATGGCTAATGTTATTATCTTTGAAGGCCTGGGTAAAAACGTTACAGAGTTTTGGGGAGTAGAAGTTCCTGTATATTATAGTGGGTTATATGCCGGCACCACAGACTGCGTGGGAGTGTGGAAAGGCCAACCCGCTATCCTAGACTTCAAACAAACCAACAAGCCTAAAAAGCGTGAGTGGATCGAAGATTACTTTTTACAGTTAACAGCCTACGCACTAGCGCACAATAACACACACGGCACAGACATTAAAACGGGTGTTATTCTTATGTGTAGCGCCAACAACGAATACCAAGAGTTTGTTATAGAAGGCGCTGAGTTTGAGCATTACTCAAATAAATGGCTTGAGCGAGTGGAGTGGTACTATCTATCCAACTAAATATAAGATATTAGAGGATAGACAGGATGTCAGTTACACAGATATCTCAAATACAAATACGCAGGGGACCAGAGTCAGAACTAGGTGTTTTATCTGGCGGCGAACTGGGCTGGGCCACTGACACGCAACGTCTTTTTATTGGCAACGGAACATTAGAAGAAGGTGCGCCCATTGAGGGCAACACAGAAATCTTAACCATTAACAATCTACTGGCCTTAGCCTCTGGTGGCACTGGCTCGGGAGGAACAGGCGGTGGTGGTACTGGAGGTGGTGGCAATAACGGAAACGTCGCTATTGGTACTGATTACGCTTTCTTTGGTAACGTAGCTGGCTACAGTGCCAACAGTACTATTCGTCCACTACAGGACAAGTTAGATGATATTATCAATGTGGCAGATTTTGGTGCAACTGGAGACGGCAGTACCGATGACACCGCGGCACTACAACGTGCCATTGATGAAACCTACGACAGACTAAATCCTGAGATAAGAATCAGAGCTCGAAGAGTCTTGGAGTTCAATCCCGGCAGATACAAGATTAACAGCGAACTAAACATACCTCCTTATGCTATACTAGTAGCCCGGGGCTCAGAGTCTGTTAACATTGTACAGTATGGCACCAGTGCTACCTGCGTGGCAAAGTTTGTTACCACAGGCAACCATAGTACCACTGATCCTGCCTACCTAGGCTATCCTTTGCCTAACAACATACAGGTCAAGGGTATTACATTTAGTACACTCAGGGACATCAGCATATTCAAAGTAGACAGCGCCAACAACATTTTATTTGAAAGTGTAAAGTTTGTAGGAGCGTTTGGTCTTCCAAGTGGCACTGGCACAGGTGCCAGCGCAGTAGACATCAAATCATCTACTGGTCTGACTGATAATGTCATGTTTAGAGACTGCACGTTCCAAAATATAAACTATGGTGCAGCCATAACCAGTAGTGTAGGTACCACAAATATCTTGTTTAATAACTGTACATTTACTAACCTCTATGACGCTGTTCGTCTTTACAGAACTGGTCTCAATGCTCCTAAGAATATTAAGATATCGGACAGTCGATTTATCAATGTTTATAGATATGGTATCTATGGAGACACTAGTGTAACTGGCATTGTCAGTCTGGGTAACGTATTCTCTGGGGTCGGTAATCAGTTCCAAGCAGAAACCTCGCCGGTGTATCCTATCATTGTTTTCCAAGCAGACAATAACTACAGCGTGGCAGACATTTTTAATCGTTCAGAAACAAACACTGTTCCTCGTGTACAGGCAACCAATGTTAAGATTGTAAGTACAGCCATTGATGATGTACTACGTTTTGCCAATACCTACTATACTCCCGGTCGGCCGGTTATCATTGGAGATGGCGCCATTGGACAAACAATTTTAGACAACATTGATCACGGCATAATTAACTATAGTGTTAGGAGAAATCTTAGTTCCAGATCTGGTGTGATTAAGTTTGCATCGAGGTTATCAGCGACTCAGCCAAATCCATCATCAAAGGTTATCTGGGATGATGAGTATGTAGAATCTGAAGATTGTGAGATAGACTTTGATGTAAGACGATCGGCAGGTATATTATACCTGCATTGGACCAGTAGCTTGAACGGATCAGTAAGCTATCTAACATTCGACGTAAAAACTCTTAAGTAACTTGAATCAGTTTTGGAATCTTAGACCCGATGAGCGGCTTCGGGAATGGAAATCTTTTCGCCGCCAGTTAGGCCAACTCACTCTTGAGGAGGCCTGTGTAAAGACTGCTCACTTCTGGAGTTATGCTCCTTATGTAAACTACTACCTTGACCCTGCACAAAAGGACAATCCATGGCCAGATCCTTGGACCCTTTTGCACGAAAATTACTACTGTGATATTGCAAAAAGTCTCGGAATGTTGTATACTTTATATCTTAGCGACCACCGCCCTGTGGATATTGAGTTGTGTATCTATTGGGACTCAAAAGCAGTCCAGGCATACAATTTAGTTTCGGTCAACAAAGGAAAATATATACTTAATTTCGTATTCGATGAAGTAGTAAATAAACAACACTTAGACAATAGTTTAGAACTCAAACATCGGTATAACGCCGAGGATCTCAAGCTGGATCTCTATTAAAATAACAAGGAAACTCAATGACGCAAATAACGGTAACTAAAAGAGACGGATCAAAAGAATCTCTTAACTTAGAAAAAATACACCGTGTTGTGTTTTGGGCCACTGAAGGAATCACAGGAGTTAGCGCCAGTGAAGTGGAAATCAAAAGCCACATACAATTCTACAATGGTATCAAAACAGCAACTATTCAAGAAACCCTAATCAAAAGCGCCGCAGACTTAATCACAGAAGAAACGCCAAACTATCAGTATGTTGCTGGTCGTTTAATCAATCACCATCTACGTAAGGAAGTCTATGGAGACTATACTCCATGGCATCTACTACGTTTGGTCAAGTTCAATGTGGACCTAGGTTTTTACGATGCGGGACTTCTCGCCGCCTATACCGAAGATGAGTGGAACCAAATGGACACATTCATTAACCACAAGCGTGATGAAAACTTTACCTACGTGGCCATGGAGCAATGGCGCGGCAAGTACCTTGTTCAAAATCGTGTACACAAACAAATCTTCGAAACACCACAGATGGCCTATATTCTCATTGCGGCCACACTATTTCAAAGTTATCCTAAGGACACAAGACTACAATATGTAAAGGATTACTACGATGCTATCAGCCTTCACGATATTAGTCTGCCTACTCCCATTATGGCTGGTGTTCGTACACCTCAAAAACAGTTTAGCAGTTGCGTTCTTATTGAAAGTGATGATAGCCTGGACTCTATTAATGCTACAGCTAGTAGTATTGTCAAGTATGTAAGTCAAAAAGCTGGAATTGGCATTGGCGCAGGACGTATTCGTGCTATTGGCAGTCCAATCCGCAAAGGCGATGCTTACCACACTGGTGTTATTCCTTTCTTCAAGCATTTCCAGAGTGCAGTTAAAAGTTGTAGCCAAGGTGGTGTACGTGGCGGGGCCGCTACACTTTACTATCCTATTTGGCACCTTGAAGTCGAAGACCTACTGGTACTAAAGAACAACAAGGGCACAGAAGAAAACCGTGTGCGTCATATGGACTATGGCGTACAGTTTAACAAGCTGATGTATGAGCGTTTGTTAACCGGAGGCGACATTACCTTGTTCAGTCCCGCAGACGTTCCTGAAATGTACGATGCTTTCTTTGCTGACCAAGACAAGTTTAAAGAGTTGTACGAACGTGCCGAGCGCAACACCAAGTTACGTAAGAAGTCAGTCAAAGCCATTGACCTGTTTTCGTCGTTTATGGAAGAACGCAAAAACACCGGACGAATCTACTTGATGAACGTGGACCATGCAAATACACACAGCCCGTTTAAGGAGTCTGTGGCACCCATTAAGATGAGTAACCTTTGTACAGAGATTGATCTCCCAACTGTACCACTGATGGATGTCAATGACCCCGACGGACGTATTGCTCTTTGTACACTCAGTGCCATTAACTGGGGCAATGTCAAGAGTCCTAGGGACTTTGAAAAGATGTGTAATCTAGCTGTTCGCGGCTTAGATGCATTGTTAAGCTATCAAGGTTATCCTATCCTTGCCGCGGAATTAGCCACACAAGAGTTTAGACCTTTGGGCATTGGCATTATTAACTTTGCCTACTTCCTGGCCAAGAACGATGTTAGCTATTCTGACCCAGC